ATCCTTATGATGCACATCTTTGCTGTTAACTTTCCCACCAAACTTTTTCTTAGCAATGCGTCTTGCGGAATTTCTACTGGCCCGGTTTTTCTTTTGCTCGGGCCGAGAATGATAATTCAGATACTCACTCTGGTAATCTCGTTTAGCCCGCACCCTTCTTTTTCCTTCCATAACCTGATGCATAGATGGCTCGCGCCTGACGCTGTGCATCTTTTTTTGACGGGTATACCTTGCCAGACTTACCCCACTTATAGCCGCCTTCAACTTTTCTTATGGGCACTGCCCCCACTCCAACAAGGTCAATTACGCAAACGCCGCCCCAACGAGCGCCCCATTCCAAATCGTACCGCCATCGACCGTCCAGAACTCAAGCCAATCAACACCTGAAGCCGTTAATGTCGGTGCCGAGCCTCCAGCCCAATCAACAGTTCCCGGCCAATTTACCGTTTGTGATCCTCCGTTTGTGAGGCCAAGAGTGAATGAGCATAGCTCATCACTCGCCGTAGGATTGCTGAACGTGAATGTATTGGCAGAGGTGTCTACCGTAGCTGTGACGCTGTTGCCCAGGGTCAAATTGATGTCCTGAGTACCGCCGCCCGTGGCCCCAATGGCATTGGTGACCTCGCCATAATCAAGGAGATTCCCCCGCTTTATGGTGGCATCCGCAAGATTAAGAGCGCCGCCGGGGTCAATTATCGTATCAGTGCCGTCAAAATACATACCGGCATCATTGCCCGCCCCCAACGTGAGTGAACCAGCCGCATTCTTACCCGAGCCGTCCACGTCGAGGACCACTATTCCGCCGGTAGTGATATTGGACACACCAGTATCAATGGTCCCAAACCCAGAAGTTATGGACCCGGCGTTCAAGGCCCCGACAGTGGTTACATTGCTTAATGTATCTAAAACCGATTCAAAGTAGGTCTCAAAATCCGTTAATGCCACCTGCACCATCGTGCCAGCATCATTAACGACTACCCTGTCGGCATCGGCCAGGGTTGTGGCGGTGGCCGAGGTGCCACCATCTATAACCGCCATTTCTGCGGTAGTTAAATCAGAACCGCCGACTCCTGCATCACCAGATATACCTGTCATTGCTCAACTCGATCCACCAGATTGAATAATGTTTAGTGTCGCGCTTCCAGCCGTATGAGCGGTAATGGCCAATCTGCAAGCAGATGGGGGGTTCGTATAATTACCATCTTCATTAGCTGTCTTAGACGCCATGGTGTCATGGTTAAATACCGTAGCGTCAGCTTCTGCAAAATCAGAACTGAAAACATCGTCAAAAGTATGCTCAACATCATATGTAAGGTTAGCCGAGCTAGAAAGCGCAACACCCAAACCAACATTAAAATTATGCCCACGGTAATTCAGAATATGCCAATGGGACTCGCACGTCCCTGTAACACCAGCTTCAACGGCACCAGCAGTAGCACTGCTGTTGGTGATCCTATCCAGCCAAGCAAAGTTAGCATTTTGGGTTGTGCTGGTCCCCCCGCTTGCTCCGGTGATGCTGTCGGTGAGCGCAACCCCATATCGGTCATATCCGCGAGGCGTGAAGGTATCCCCGGAATCGTTACCGGCTGAGTATATGGCCACATGTTGCGGCGTTGAAAACTCGACATAACCATTCACGCCGACCTCAATAGCGCCAGCCGTAGCGGCATCAGGCGTGACAGAGGTAACGTGATGAAACTTTGTCGAGCCAAGAGTAATCAACCCTAAAGCAGGGCCTGTAATTGCCTCTGTAATACGATTTCCCTTATCATCTTCACCGACAACCGTGAATGTGCGCGCGCTGTCATTCGCCCCCGCATAAAGTAGGATGTAAACCCCACGACGATCACGGAAATCAACACCCAAGACACCATTAAGGGTCATAGCATCAGCCCCAGACGGTGTTTGGGATGCGGCTATGCCATTCCGGTCATAACCAGCAGATAAAGCTCCGTTAATTAAGAAATCTAGCCGCGCCGCCGCAAGGGTTTCAGTTGTGGAAATCCCGTTCCTATCGAGTGCATCCGGCGCAAGAGTGATGGCCTTTGGTCTGGACATCTTTATATCCTCTTCATATCAGAATTATTTTTTCTTGGATTTGGCCTTTGCTTTAGGCTTCCCCTTTGTCTTGGGTTTCTTCCCGCCGACCCACCCCTCATCTACATCGGGGGTGCTGGGGTCATCGCCCTGATACTGACCCTTCTTAGTCCGGGCTCTTTTCGGCTCTGGTGCCCCGTAAGGCTTTAACACGGGGGTCTCTTCGGTGCCCTGCCCAACATCTCTTCGCCATTTTTCAGCCGCCTTGCGGGTGCTGAATGTCTTTGATATTGGTTTTTCCCAAGGCGCTCCAGAAATCTCTATAACCCACTTACCCCCTGCGCCAGAAGTCAGGTTGAAAAGCATGATTACCGCTCCTTCACCACCAAGATATAATCGACATCCGTGGTTTCAGCACCGGCAGCACCGTTCAAATAACCAAAACCAACAGCCATTTCCGCCGCCGGAACGGTAATACTGGTCATAATATCAACCAAAACATTATCGGCATAACAATAGATGCTGGTGATGCCGTCATAATAAGCAGCAAGGCTGACAAACGTATCATCAGACAACGTGGCAATTGTCTCACTGTCGCTGTCCGTGGTGTTGTTATCGCTGTTGAAGTAGGCCGCTGCCGAGCCATCGACGCTTTCAAACAAAAACCGCATTGTGGCGTCTTGGGGGGTAGTGTCCGTTGAATGAAGACCTACAATCCAATCAGACTGCGTGGCGTCACCAACGCTAAGACTGGTTTTCAGCCAAGTTTTTTTGCCGCTTTCCAGCAGAAATGTCTCTGAAATCCATTCGGCAAACATACCATCGTTCTCATCCGCTGCCGTGGTAATGCGGGCAAGGCCGTCATCAGCATCAGGAACGGTGATGGCGGAAGTTCCAGCGCCACCCGATGTGGCAGTCAAGGTCCATTGTGCCGCAACTGGGGTGGTGTCAAAATCATCCCAGAATACATGGTATTTTGTTGGGTCTAGGCGACCAAGTTCGTAAAGAGGATTACCAGTTACAACGTCAGATACGCCATTGGTAAAATGAGTGGGCATTGAACAGTCCTCCTATTGGGTTACCATGATCAGCATGAGGCCGATCACATTCAAATGCCCTAAGATTCTACTAGGAAAAATCACTGAAAGCCATCCTAAATACTGGCCGATCAATGTTTGTATCAAGTCTGTTCGGGATGTTCTGACAATTCTAGCAATTTAATCATACGGCGCAGGTAAAAATCGGCTTTCTTGGCATCCACTAGGGGGTTGCCTTTATACGGCATACGCCAAAGATATCGCACGATCTGTGCGCGGTAGAAGTCCACCACACCGCCCCCACCATCCCCGGCTAACATGGAATCAATCGCGTCAAGACACTCAATGGGACCTTGGGTATAGTGTTTGGGCTTGGTGATCTCATCCATTAAACAAAATAATGGCCATTGGCGTCTCGCTTTACCCGCCGAAATCTCCATCCAAGAAAAAACAATAGCGCCAAAAACACCGCACCACTCACCCCCATACCCCAATACATCAGGGCCTGGGATGTTTCCCAAAATTCAATTTGAGCATCAAGTGCATTTGGGGATTCCACCATTTTTTAACTGTACCGCACGAAGGCCAAAATCATAGCACCTATCAGGAATAATACCGCAAGACCCTTCCCGCCCTCGACAAGAATTTTCCTTGTCACGGGAACCTCCTCCTCTTTATAAATATTATCTAGCCTCTCCTCCTCTTTCTTTTGTTCTTTTTGCTTTTTCTTCTCCTCAATACGATGCTGCCGCTCTTCTTGAATCTGCCTCCAGGTGCCTTCACCGAACTTATTATCTATTCTGATTCCCAAATTCTCAATCGCGCGCATGGTTTTCTTATGTTCCAACACGTCTGCGGCCACCGCCCCAAGGGAGGTGTCATCCTCCACCTCCTCATGCGTCTCTTTTGTGAATGATGTGCGTAATCTAGAGAATACCTTTTTCTTCTTTTTGGATGGGGCGTCTGGTTTCTTTTCAAGGGTATGAAATAAATGATCTATATGCTTACTTATCTGCCCGATATCGTTGGCAGACTCCAACGCTTTCTTGCAAAGTTTTATCGATTGCCGCGCAACTGCAAAACCGGCAGCTATGGTGATGGGGTCCATGACTTATTGATGGCTCCATACCCAAAATCTAAAATGGACATCAGTTAAGGTGAGGGGGCAAATGCCCCCTCACCCATAAACCGAGGCTAACCGTGAACTCTCTAAGAAGAGCCCGGCGAACCATAAACGCCGAGATAGTCCGAAACGCCAAACGAGTACCGCTCGCGGCTCTTGTACCTGACATTACCTGAGTCAAAATCGCCATCCATGCTCGTAGAAAGAGCGACACGGATAAATTTTTTCAACCCATTAGGAACATCGGTTTTAAGATACCAAGCATTGGTGTCGATTAAATAATGATTCACCGCATACCCGTCACGGATCGTGCTGTTATGCACAATAGCGTTAACGTCATTATCAGCGACACCCGTCCGGTACTGCGAGTTCAGGATACGGGTAGCAACAAACTGCAAGTTGGTCGGTATGATCAACTTAACAGGCTGTGCCGCAACCAGCAGCCCACGTTCGTCAGTCCAGTTGGAAATCTGAATGGTCGCATCCTCAATGGATGTCTCATTCAAATCCACCGCCGTTGCCGGACGATTAGACAGGTCAGCGCCCTGCACAATCGAGTGCGAGGTCGAGAACAACTGATCGCCGTCACCGGTCAGGTAGCCAGTCGTAGCGGTAAAGCCGTCATTGAACGGCACCATCGCCTTGACTTCCTTGGTATATGCCATGGCGCGAGCGAGCGCCTTGGTGTACCGCGAGGACAGACTGTCATAGAGATTATCTTCCATCGCCTCTTCGGTGATGGAGAATCCCATGGCAATAGTCTCATGGTCATACCGCTGGGTGAAACTTTCCTGGGCGGTGTCGTATGCCAGTGCCCCGCCTTCAGCCTTAACTGGGGCAGCACCGAAACCGGACAGTTTGGTTTCTTCCTCAAATGAGCGTTCTGAACTTTCCGAATCGTATACGGATTCATGCTCATTCTGATACTTGTCGTACTCAAGGCCAAACAAGGCATTCAGGCCCGGCAA